CGCAATCCCTCGAGGGGGTTACGGAGCTTTATACTTGGAGCTTAAAGTCCCAGGCCAAAAACCAAGAGAGGACCAAGTTAAACAGATTAACAGATTAAAAGCCGCCGGCAATTTGGTTGAGTGGGCGGATAGTTCAGAGGAGGCGAAAGAAATTATTTTAAATTATATAAAATTATGAACAACAAATTAACAGATAAACAGAAATTTTTTTGTAAAGAGTACATAAAAGACTTTAACGCAACAAGAGCGGCCAAGGCCTCCGGGTACTCAGAAAAAACGGCCGGGAGGATAGGCGGCGACAATGTTCAAAAAGTTGAAATTCAAAAAGAGATCAAAAGATTAATGAGTAAAAGGATAGAACGGACCGAAATAAGCGCGGACCGAGTAGTTCAAGAGCTCGCAAAAATAGGATTTTCCGACGAGTTTAACATTGAGGGCTTCGAGCGTTTAGATATGAAAGACAAAATTAAAGCGATTGAATTATTAGGGCGCCACGTTGGAGCCTTTAACAACGACGAGAGCGGAAAATCTACAATTAAGGTAACAATCGGAAAGCCTAAAAAATGAGTATAAATTTACACCTCCCTCACTTCGAGGAGACGGTTAACGACCCTTTTAACGGCCTTTTTGATAACGACGCGCGGCTTATATTACTTTGGGGGGGCCGAGGCTCCGGCAAGACTCACGCGGCCGTTATGCTTATAGTTTACCGTATGTTAACGGCTGACTATTTTAAGGGTATTTTAGTCCGAAAAGTTTACGACACGATTAAGGAGAGCCAATACGATAGTATTAAGCAAACTATTGACGACCTCGGGCTCTCTTCGCTCTTTGTGTTTAAGGTTTCGCCGCTATCAATTACTTGTATGAATGGCAACAGATTAATAGCTCGAGGCCTGGACAAAGCGGAAAAAATTAAGTCAATAAAGGACCCCTCTTTTATATGGTATGAAGAGGGCAACGAGATAACGGAGGACGATTTTAACACGGTTTCGACTACCGTAAGGGCCAATAAAGCGGACTATTTACAAGAGATTTTTAGCTTTAACCCGGAGAGCGACGAGCCGGATTTTTCCGACTTTTGGATATATAAGCGCTTTTTTTCTCACACGGTCGAGAAAACTTTTAAGAATATTGTTGAGGTTGAGACACCGGACGGCGTAGTCCCTTACTCAATTACTTCAATACATAGCACGTATAGAGATAACCCGCACCTCCCGAGCTCCCTTGCGGCCACTTATGAGGATTTTAAAAGGACGTCTCCGTATTATTACGGCGTTTATACCTTGGGCCAATGGGGTAACAAAGAGGTCGGAAATAGATTTTACAAAACTTTTTCAATGGACTTCGTTAAGCCCTTAGAGTATAACGAGGCGCTCCCGCTGCATATATCTTTAGACGAAAACGTTAACCCTTACCTTACTTTAACAATACACCAGGCGGAGCGAGTGGGCGAGGTTATGGAGGTCCGGCAAATTGGAGAGATTTGTCTAAAAAGCCCACGGAATACACTCCGGGCGACTTGCGACGAGTTTAAAAAGATGTTTAGGGGCCACACCGAAAGCCTTTTTATTTATGGGGATAGGACGAGTAAAAAGCAAGACACTAAGCTCGAAAAGGGCGAGAACTTTTTTACGCTTGCGGTTAATTACCTTAAAGAGTTTAATCCCGTGTTAAGGCTCCCGAGTCGTAACCCAGGAGTTAAGAGCCGGGGCGAGTTTATTAACGAAATTTTCGCCGGCAATGTACCGGAGGCGAGTATATTAATAGGGGACCAATGTAACAACACGGTCGCCGACTATCTTTACTTAAAAGAGGACGCGGACGGATTAAAGTTCAAAGAGAAAACAACCGACAAGGCCACGAAAGTACGTTTTGAGAAGTACGGCCACACCTCAGACGCTAACGACTATTTGCACTTAGAAATATTTAAACCACAATTCGCGCGCTTCATAGGGGGAGGAATAATAAAAAGACCTATATTTGGTAAACGTAAACCATTAAAGCGTTATTAAATGGCTTTTTTATTCAAGGCGGATTTAGTCCGATATATTGACGAGGTACAAATTAACCAACTTACAGACTCAAACGATACGATCGTAAGCGAGGCAATCGGAGACGCCGAGGAGCGTATTAATGAAATGATAGGCCAAAGAGTCGACACGGCGACGGAGTTCGCTAAGGTTGGAGCTTTAAGGCAAAGGTCTTTATTAAAGCACGCGATTAATTTAACAATTTTCTATTTATTCGAACGCCTTTATACTGACGTACTACCGGAGGGCCGTATTAATGGTAAGGAAATGGCGGAGGCTTGGCTCGAGGACATCGCAAAAGGAAATATTATGGTTAATTTGGCAAAAGTTAACGAAGCAAAAGAAAGCGGTTGGTCTATACGTTGGGGCTCTCAATTAAAAAAAGGCTCACAAAATTACTAAGAAATGGGGATATTTGATATTTTTAACAGAAAGGAGCTAAAAAACGAGGCTAACGGCCCCGTAAAAAAGGCCAAGGATATAGGCGACAAGGTAATTAAACAACAACTTTATAGATTTAACCAGGAGCTAAAAAATTGGAAATTAGGAGTCGATAACTTCGAGGACAATTTTAGCCCTACAACGGTTGAGCTTATCCGGGTTTATAACGATATTGTTATCGACGCGCACCTTAGCGCCGCAATGGATGCGAGAATCTCAAAAACAACGAGTAAAGACTTTAAGATAGTAGACGAGGACGGCGAGGAGCTAAAAGACGAGAGTTATTATTTTTCGGCGCCTTGGTTTAGGACTTTTTTAAAACTATCCCTTGAAAGTAAATTTTTCGGGTATTCATTAATACAATTTAACGATTTAAAAGGGTATTGTTTCAAGAGTACGGAAGTTTTCCCTCGAGAATACGTTTACCCACAAAAAGGCTCCGTAAGGACATCGCCCTTTTCGACTGAGGGATTAATTAGTTACGAGGCGAGCCCTTACGACGCTTGGACCCTTGGAGTAGGTAACCCCTCCGACATAGGCCTATTAATGAAAGCGGCCCCTTTGGTAATATTCAAAAAAACGGCGCTCGGTTCTTGGACTGAGTTCGCGGAATTATTCGGCGCCCCTTTTAGGCTTGGAAAAACGGACGTAAGAGACGAGGAGCTCCGGGATAATATGTATAACATGTTGGAAAATATGGGCCGGAACGCTTACGGGGTTTTTGATAAGGACGACGAGCTCGAGTTTATCCGAGATAACAAGAGCGACGCCTTTAACGTATTTAACGAACTAATCGAGCGAACAAATAGCGAGCTTAGTAAGTTAATACTTGGGTCTACCATGACAATGGACGACGGGAGCAGCCGATCACAGAGCGAAGTGCACGAAAGGACAAGCGGAGCGATAAACAAAGAGGACGCTTTTTTTATTCAAAGCGTTGTAAACGACGAGTTAATCCCCTGGCTTAATAAATACCATGATTTTAATATTACCGGCCGTTGGGTTTTTGACGACACGGAAAACACGAGCAAGGCCGAGCAATTCAAAATAGATAGCGAGCTTGTAAAAATGGGCTTTAACGTTCCTAAGGAATATTTTACCGAAACGTATAGCACACCAATAGACGACAAAGAGGAGGAGCCGGAAACGGACCCAGGACCGGAAACGGAACCAACAGAGGACAACGAGGCCGGCGACATTGAGAACGCTATTAAAAAAAAAACGACTTTAGCGACCATTTACGACGCTTTTACCTCGGGGATTGACGGCCACGAGTGCACAAACGAGCTCGATTATGAGGAGACACCTCCGCCGGAGTGGTCCGACGCTTTTATCGACGACGTTGTTAGGGGCGTTTATTCGGGCGCTTATACAACCAAAAACTTACCGGAATCGTTATACTTAGAAATTGGCGAGAGGCTCACAAACGGGCTTTATGAGGGGTTGGCAACGGGCGACGCCCTTACGACTATCGCAAATCCGGAATACATTAAGAATTTACGAAATAATATCTATACGTTTTCGGGGGCTAAAAATTGGCAACAAGTAAATTTAATGAGCGAGTTTTTACTCGATGCGGACGGAAACAAGAGGAGCTTTAAACAATATAAAGACTTCGCCCGCCAAACTTTCGGGACCTTTAACGTAAACTATTTAAGAACTGAGATAAACCATGCCAAGGGCTCCGCTCAAATGGCTGAGAAGTGGCAACAAATCGACGAAGAGGCGGATATTTTCCCTTTCTTGCGGTATGTTACGGCCGGGGACGAGAAAGTTAGGCCCGCACACCAAGCGTTAAACGGAGTTATTAAGAGGGTTGACTCCGATTTTTGGAAAGAAAACAGTCCTTTAAACGGTTGGAATTGCCGTTGTAGTTTGCAGCAAGTCGAGGAGGCAATCGAGACGCCGGACGCTGAGATTAAGGAGAAAGTTAACGAGCTAACAGACGGCGCCGGGCTACAGACTCCGGACTATATGAAAAACAACCCAGGCCGCGAGATATTCGGCAAAGAGCACCCATATTTTAAAGTCCCTCGAGGGTTTAAAGCGGATAAGGCTAATAATTTCGGCCTCCCGGACCCTCCTCCAATTACTAACGAGGAGATCGTTAAGAATATTAAGACGGCGCAAAAGAAAATAAATAAATAATGCCTAAAAAAAGGAAAAAATTAAGCCCTCAACTAAAAGAGGACCAAGCTAAATTTAAAAAGGAAATTAAAAAAATCCTTATACTTTCAGCAGAGGAGGCGGTCCAATTTTTCCAGGCCAATATAATAGGGCGCCAAGGGTTTTTAGACCGTAAAGTTACCAAGTGGCCCAAGAGAAAGCGAAACGTCGACCCGGGCCGAGGTATCTTAGTCGGTAAGGGCGGAGGGGCTAAACTTTGGAAATCAATTTCCAGGACTACAATATCCGCTAAAAGTGTAACGATAGGAATAAAAGGAGAGCCAAAAGATTACGCAAGCGTTCACAACTACGGACTAAAAGCCGGAAGAGGTAAAGGTTTTATTATGCCTAAGCGCCAATTTATGGGCGAAAGTAAAACATTAAACAAAAAAATAAATAGACTAATTAAACGAAGGATAAAGAAAATACTTTAAATTTATGTTATGCAAAGGGTTTTATTACAAACTATTTTAGACCGTATTAGCGCGGAGCTCCCGCAATTTAAGACGGTTGATTTATTTAACGATCAATTTAATAAGCAAGACAACGGAGTTATTGACTCTTTTAGGTTCCCGGCCTTGTTTGTTTCATTTCCGGACGGGGCTAACTTCTCAGCTTATACCGCCGGAGTGCAGCAAAGCACAGATTTAACGGTCCGCTTTTACATTGGTTACGAACTAATAAAAACCCGCTCCGGGATTAATAAGAGCGTACTCGATTTAATGGACTTAAAGCAAAAAGTTTTTGAAAAGTTTCACGGTTTTAG